GCGCTTGCCGGGTTGTCGAGAGCGGTTCAGCTTGACCCGGCTGTGTCGCTGGTCGCTACAGTGTCGTCGGTTGTTAGCCTGGCCCGACGTGCCGGGAAACGGCTGGCAGCGGCTGCCAGCCCTATAGTCGGTCTGGCGCGACAGGTGCAATTGGCGCTCCTGGCAGGCAGGGGCGCAACCCTGGTGCTTGGTCGGGCTGCCAGCATGGCGCTGGTATACGCTGGCGCCGTGGCGCCTGGTGTGTTGCGCGGTGTGCGCAAGACGTTGTCGGGCGCGACAGCGTCTGTGGAAGAGTTGCGGGTCAGTATCAACCAGGTATACTGGGTGACATTGCAGGCGACCGTGGCGGTTGTTGCTGCTATGTGGCGGATGCTCACGCGGGCTGCCGACTGGCTCACGCTGGCATTCAGCAAAACGACCACGCTCGACCTGGTTGTCGCCAGGGAGAGCGCTTTGGTTCTGGCTTATAACCAGGTAACGACTCTCACTCTGGTGGCCTGGAGGGAGTAGGCGGCAGTGGCGGCAAG